GTGCCATGCCACCCCCCCGCCCCCTCAGGGCCGGCCGGGGAGGGGTCGAGGGCGCCGGCTGGGCCGCCGAGCTCGAGCGCCAGGCCCGGATCATCGTCACCATGCTCGCCGACTTCGAGACAGTCCCGCATTGACCAACCAACAACCAAAACACAGCAGCACCATGAGAACACCGCACACCCTCGATCACTACGAGGCCACCGACCGAGCCATCGGCCGCCGCATCACCAAATCATTCGGTGCCTGGCTCGAGGAATGCGAGCGCCATGACACCTGGCACGAACTGCCCGACGAGCAACGCCAGCCCACCCTGGCCAACGCCGCCGCAGCGACTTCAGCAAACCGAACTGGAACTAACGCCCAGCCCGCGGCGCGAAAAGAATTTGTGAAGTTCGCGCCGTGTGAGCCCAGTGCATACTTTCTGCTGCGCTAATATTCTCACTTGCCCTTCAGTCTCAAAAACTATTGCGCAAAAAGTATGCGTCAGGCGGCTCCGGTCGGATTAACGCCAGCTCAGCGCCGGCGCCACCCCCGGCAAGCCCCGCAAGTCAAAGAGCATCCGCTCCGGCACCGGCTCCCCATAGCGCACCATCTTGCGCTCCCAGGCCCCGCTCGAGTGTTTGACCGTGATCGCATTGATCCCCTTCGGCAGCCCCCGCTCCGACGACCGCACCCGCACCGCGATCGGCGCCACCCCCACATAGCCCGAATTATGCTCCACCCAGCACCCCCGAGGGATGGTCTGCACCATCACCTCCTGGAAATGCTCCACCGGCGGGACATACGCCACCGGCTCCGGCCTCGCAGCACAGCCCGCCACCACCGCCGCCGCCGCCAGGATAAACCGGATCCTCATAACGGCGCCGGCTCATGCAACAGAGCGTGATAATGTTTCCACGTCGTCTGAATGCTGCCATGCCGCAGCATCCGCGACGCCACCTCCAGACCATCCCGCAACGCCACCGCCGCCCCGAACTGCTTCCGCAGCTCATACGCCCCCTTATTACGATCCGGGACAAAGCGCCGCACAAACCGATTGATCGTCCGCTCCGTCACCGTCGTCGCCTCCGTTGCATTCGACCGCGGCACGACAAAGCCCGACCGCGCTAAATTATCCGTCGCCACCGCCAGCTGCTCCAGCAACTCCGGCCGCATCGGCACATCACCCGCCCGGCCCTTCGGCTGGAAATACGTCCCATCCGCCAGGCGCCGCGGCTCGATCCGCCACAACATCCCCCGCGAACCCTCCACCAACCACTCCCAGCGCAGCGCCGCCACCTCGATATTGCGCAGCCCGCACCACCGCATCAGAGCATAGACCACCCAGATCCGCCGCAGATTAGCATTTTTCGAGCACCGCAACCGCTCCGCCGCCGCATCCATCCGGCCAAGCGTCAGCTCCGGGATCGGCGAGAAGCCCTCAAAGCGCAGCTCCGCCGGCCGCGCCCCGAACTTCACCCCCCGCAGCTCCGTCAGATCCGGCAGCACCAGCCCCGCCTTGGCATACCAACGCATCGGCTCCGGAGCAAACACCGCCCGGATTTGCGCCCCCGTCGACCGCCGGCCCATCGGCGAGCCGGGCCAAGCCTTGAGATAGCGCTCAAAAGCCTCCGCCGACAGGCGCGTCATACACACCGCCTCCGCATCCCCCGCCGAGAACGACCGCACCCACTTCCGCAAAGCCGACGCATTATTACCCCGCGTCTTCGCCGGCGAAGCAACCAGCCACACCGCCAGCACCTCCCCCAGCGAAGCAAAGCCCGGCCGCTTCATGGTAGTCCGCGCCTGGCCATCCTGTAGGAGTTCCCGGCGGATCAACTTAGCTTGCGCCAGTGCGGCTTGGAGGGTAGTCTGCCCGGTCGAACGCTTAAACCGCTTCCCGTGCAATTTCACTCGATAGTAATAGAAGTCCGATCCCGGTTCCTTAAAAACGGAAACATCGGCATGACGTCGCAGGCGAGGGGTGCGGGCCACTCGGGCCACTTGTGGTGCCACTTGCATGGGCACACGATGACGCACGCAGGCGCAGGAAGCAAGGTATTTCTGGGGATAGCATCAGAAAAAACAACAGAAGCCGGGCCACGAAACCGGCGACTTAAAAGAGAAAAAGCGGCCATAGCTCAATTGGATAGAGCATCTGACTACGGAAGCGTGGATTTTCTCTGACCGATTCCCTCTCGGTCCACTTTGCGGGCCACTTCCCTACTCGGCCCGGGCCTTTAGAAGCGGCGCTCGAGGTAGTCCGCGGCCTGAGCCTCCGGCGGCGCCGCGTCGATTTGCTTTAGCAGCTCGAGCGCCTGGTCGATCGTCTGGATGCGGTCGCGGTTGCCGATCATGACCGCCTGAGTCAGATCCGTTTGCAGCCGCCTCACGTTGCGTTCGTTGTTCCAGCTTTGCGCCTTGGCATAGGCTTTGCCCATGGCTTGCAGTTCGTCCAGGGTGCGCAGCCCTTGCCGCAGGCCTTGCAGGTATTGCAGCTGGATCTGTAGCTTTTGCAGATCCGGGTTGAGCCGATCGGCCGGGTATTCGGGGTTGCCGGCTTTGTCAAAGAGTGCCAGCGTTCCGTAGCCTTTGGCTTGCAGCCGGTTGCTGAGCAGCGTGAGTCGATCCTCGGTTGCGTTGGCGTCGCGCACGGCCTGGCTGCCGAATCCAATGGGATCCCGGACAAACATCCGGCCGACAAACGGCACATCCGCCATCTCCTGCACCGGCCGGCCGCCGTCGAGCGACTCGAGCATTCGCACCATCTCATCGGCCTGCCGGGACACGCCCTGCTGGACGATGTATTGCAGCTTGGCCGGGGAGTAATCAAACATCTGCCCGAGCTTCTGGTAGAATTCCGGCGTCGTGCTGTAGTATTGCTCGCTGGCCGACAGTCGGACCATGTATGGCGCGACGATATTTTGCTGGCGGAAGTTCGACCAATTCATTTGCGCCTCGGTGATCGCCGCAAACTGCGGGCCGAGAAATTGCAACGGTGAGCCCAAGTCAAACACTCGTTTGATTAGCATGAGCGACGTCTTCTCCGCCTCTTGCGCCGGCCGGCCGAGCAGGTCGTCCATCACGCTATTGTAGACCAATGTCGCCACGACTCCCTCGGGCCCGTAGGGGAATGGCACCTTGAAGCCGTTCAAGTCCATGAAATTCATCCGGTCCACGACCGGGCGTTGACGTTCGCGGTCGCGGTCCTTGCGCTGCATTGAGAGGTAGGCGGCCACGGCGGCCGTGCTAAAGAGCAGCGGGATCATCAGCGTCATGCGCGCCCAGGCCGTTCCCGCGACCTTCGGGTCCGGATCGCTGAGCTTTTGCAAAGCATTGCGGGTTCCTTGATACATCGGATTGAGGAATCCCGGGATACCCATGACTACGCGGGCATCGGCCACGCCGGCGTGCTCGTTGAATTGTCCGCTCGCGGTCCAATACTTCAGCAGTGCTTCCTCATCGGTGCCCCCGCGGTTAAGCACCGAGACGGCCGCGCCTTCCCGGCCGGCCGTCTCGAAGAACGCCGCCATATTCTGCCCGCTGAGTCCGACGAGCGGGCCGACCACGGCGCCGACCGCGGCGCCCACCGGCCCGGCGACCATTCCACCGACGGCCGCTCCAGGGCCCACGAGATTCACTACGTCGGCCAGCTTCCAGAGGGGAAAGAGCAGATTGCTCGGCTGCAGCAGAGTAGCCAGCAGCTTCGTTGTCGGATCCTTGGCCTGGGAAACATAAAATCCTTCGCTGAGCCATTGCCAGATCGCGCCATGCTTGACCGATTTGATTAGCTCCGCCTCCGTCGGTTGCACCCGGCTGAGCAAGAGCCCCTCTTGAAAGACCTGCGGATATTTCTTGGTAAATTTGTTCACCACTCCCAAGACGTGCGCACCGCCCGGCATCCAGCCGATCGCATCCGGATTCAGCACCGTCTGCGAGAATATATCACGGAACAAGTTACTGATGGCAAAGGGCACGGTTTGCGTGATGTTACGCTTCCAGTTCTGCACCCCCGGCCCCAGCGCCCAGGACAAGAACCTATACGTTTTTCCCGCCACTTGCGGGTTGGAAAACATGCCAAAGATCGCCGGATCACCCAGTTGGAAATAGCGCCGCTCACCATCGACCAGCAGGCTCACCACGTTAATGTCGCCCGGCTTGGTTGGCCGCCACACGTCCTTGAAATTCCATGACAAGTTAATGTCCGACGCCTTCAGCTCCGGTCGGAAGCCCAGCGCCGCTTCCATCTGGTCCTTGATCGCCTCGATCACCCACGGGATCACCTCCTCCTTGCTCACCGTCGCGGCCACCGCCTGCGGCATCTTCATCATCACCATTTGAGCGCCCGCCATAGCCCGCGCCTCGATCGGCAGCGTGCGATCCGCCGAGACTTTCAGCATGTTCTTGTAAAGCGTCAGGCCAAACCGATTCCAATAATACGCCTCGAACGCCGTCCGCGCCCGTTCCTCCGCCACTTCGTCCACTTGCCGGGTCGGTCCGCTATGACCCCTGGCCCGGAACATGCCCGTCGTGATGTTGCCCCTACCTCGGCCGCCGCGGCCACGGCCCGCGGTCATCGCCGCCGGCATCGGCCAATAAGTGTCCCGGGTTTCGACGATCTTGTCCCGCTCGCCCGGCTTGAGCAGCCGGCCGAAATCCTTGAGATCCACCACCGCGTCAAACCACGCCGATTGCTCCGCGAAGCGCTGGTCAAAATCCCGTATCGACACCCGTGCCTGGTTCACGATCAGCTCCAGTTGGTCCGGCGTCAGCCCCTCGCGCATCCCCTTGTATTCGATGCGCTTCGCCTTCCACCGGCTGAGCGCCTCGAGGGCGTAGGCCGCATTGTCAAACTCCGCCAGCTTCGACGCCGGCACCTTGTGCCGCAGGTCCACCCAGGCTTGCCTGGTAAAGTATTGGAACTTCCCATCCGGGCCGATCACGCGGAGCCCCTTGCTCGCGCCCTTCCCACTGATCGCCAGCTGCGTCTCCTGGCCGATCGCCAAGATCATGTTGTAAGCCTGCAGCAGCGGGTCCGTATATTTCTGCCGCACCTGCCGGGCGCGATCCAGCGCTTGCTGGTAGGTCATGTCCATCTGCTTACGGTTCTTCATGGTCGCCCGGAAAAGCGCACGATCCACTTTGTTGATCCGGCTGCCACTCGAGAGCGAATTAAGGAAGCCCTCCCCCATCCGGATCATCCCGCCGATCACCTCATTGGCCGACGGGTTGGCATTAGGCATCGCGTCAAACATCATCAAGCGCAAGGCCGCCGGCTTCTGCTGGAAAGCGTTCACCGCCCGGGCGCCGTCGCGCAACGCCTTAGCCAGCTTCGGGAACGAGGCCGCGGTCATCTCATCCACCGCCGCGGTAAATTTGAGGCCCTGCACCGACGAAGGATCCACCATGAGTAGCCGCGTCCACTCCGCGATCCCCTCGCCGATCCGGTAGTCCTGCTTCACCGCCGCCGAGGCCGAGGCCGGCGGATCGCTGGCCATACTGCCCGGGCGTTGGGTCAGCCCGATTAGCTCCGTGGCAAATTGCGTGATGGCGGCCGGCGCCCGGGAACGCAACAGCTCCTCGAGCCCGTGCCCCGCTTCGTGGAAGACGATCTGGCTTTGCTTGTCCCGCGTGAAGCCCATGTGGTGCGCCGGCTTATAGTGCGCCGGATGCGTCGCCGACGTCTGGCTCCGGCTGTAACGCATCTCGACGTTCACCGCCTTGTTCACGAAATCCACGATCGTCTGGTATCCCCAGCGTTGCCCCGGCTGGAAATTCTCGATCCCGCGGATCAGCCGGCGGCCGTCACTGGTCTCGCCTGGCTGCAGCACCCAATCCGGCACCCCGGCCGCCGGTGCCGTCCCGGCCGGCGTCCCCGGCGGCACCTTGGCTCCGCCGCCCGCCGCCTTAAATTGCGGCGGCACAGTCAGTGGGTCCGTTGCGACGACGCCTTCCTCGTCATCACTCTTGATGCCCGCAGCGCGGCGCAGCACGCCGGGCTCTGCAAACCCTCCATCGACCAATGTAAATTGCCCCCCCACCGGATCAATCTTGATAGCTTTGGCTTCTTTGTATTTTGCCAAAGCCACCGCCGCTTGCTCTTGCGTAAGACCGGCGCTTTCCATCGCAAACTCGATGAACCTTTGCTCAGCATTGGTAATTCTCTGCGCCACCGCTTCAAAACCTTGTTTCGGCGCAGCCTTCTCCCCAAACAAATCCCCCTGCAGCGCCTCCGCTTGGGCCTTCTCCTCCGCCGCCCGTTGCGCCAGCGCCATCTCCTCCGGCGTCAGGCTCGAGCGGTCAGTCTGGCCGGCCAGGGTAAATTCTACGTCGCGCTCACCGAGCAGATCCATCTGCCCCGGCGCCGGCCGCGGCGCCCGCCGGCCCATCCGCCCGCCCATCGGCGCAAACGGGTCATCGGCCACCGTCGGGTAGGCAAAGAGCTCCTTGCCCGAGCGCAGCCGGGTATCGAGCAGCTCGAAAAGGTCAGCTTCCGTTTCCACCCGGAAGCCCTTTTCTCTCAGGCCGATCACCAAGTAGTCGACATCCGGCGCGTCATTGCGGAAAAGGTTCATTGCCCCCTTGATCCCCAGGTCACGGGCCCCGCGGGATGTTTCGTAGAGCCACTTCAGTTCCCCCGACCACACCGCCCGCTTCCCGCCCGACTTCGGCGAAGGCAACCCGCCCAGGTCACGGATCGCCGCCAGCAACTCCACCGCGCCGTCGTCCACCGCGTCCCGCCGGGCCCCGCCAGATTGGCCCGCCACATAGTCTTGCCACGCGGTAAAGGAAGCCTGGTCAAACTGCGAAATTCCCGTCGTCTCGTCCGGCACATAATACGGCACCTCCATCTCGTAGAGATCGAGCGCCGCCGAGCTCACCGGCTCCTCCGCGCTCACCGCCGCCCGCACGATTCGGAAATGCTCGCCGAATAATTGCTCGGTCGCCTCCGGGTTGAAATCCATATCCAGCCCCCGCTCCGTCGCCATGGTGTCGGCAAAGGCATCCGGCGCCATCATGGCCGGCGTCATCGGCGGCGGCGGGATGATCGTCTCACCGGCCGGGATCACATTCACCGGCGCCTGGCGCGGGACGGTCGGCGCTGCAGTCGTCGCCGCCGCCGGCGGAGGAGTAGCGACCGGCCGCGGGCGGGACGCGTAATCCCTGGCCGCCTGCAATGCCCCCTCCGGCAGCCTCATCGGCGACTCATAGCGGGCCTGCACCCGAGCCCGGCCCGCGGCCGGCATCATCCCGGCCACCGACGTCGTCGGCACCTCCACGCGTCCATCGACCAGCCGTTGCCCGTCCACCTGGCCGCGCCGCACCGCCGCCTCGAGCGGCCCGTAGGCCGCCCGGTAGATAGTTTCTTCCGCCGCGGTCAATTTGCTCCCCGCATCCGCCTTGGCAAAGATCCGCATGATCTCCGGCGTCCGCGCCATCCGGTTATTGATAAAGAATCCGCCCGAGAGCGCACCCGTCCCGGCCGCCGTAGCAAATCCCCCCGGCGTCACCGGTTCGCCCCGCACCGCCGCATCGATCGGGTAAGCCACCACGCCCGTCCCCGCGCCCAGCCCGCCCGCCGCGCCCGCCGTCCGCGCCACCTGCGGCAGCCCGCCCGCCTGGTAAGCCGTCTGCAAGCCCCGCACCGCCTGCGGCACGCTCGTCCCGATCGCCAGGCCGGCCATCGCCAGCTCGCCGCCCGCCTTGTGCATCGGGTAGAGCTCAGCCGACTTCATCACGTTGTCGTATTCCTCGAAGTGCTGGCCCAGCTGGCGGTAAAGCGCATCATAGGCCAAGCCCGCGCCGACTCCGCCGACGATTGCGCCGGCCGTTCCGGTCACCGCGGCCACGACCGGCACCGTTGTAACGCCGACTCCCGTCGCCGCGGCCGCCATGCTTCCCGCCGTGGCAAACGCCTTGGCTCCACCCACCGCACCCGCCGTCATCGCACCGCCCCGGCCCAAGCCCTGCAGCACCGCCAGCAGCTTCGGGTCAGCTTGCGCCTTTTCCTCCAGCTTGCGCCGGTCGTCGACCACTTTGAAAATTTGCGCTTCGGCCGCCTTGATCCTCTCGTAGTTGCTCTGCGGCAAGATGCCGCTGGCAAACGCCTCCTCGACTCCCTGGGTAAATCGCTCCGGCGACGACTGATCAAAGACAATCTGCCCGCCGGCATGCTCCAGCCGCGGCCGGCGATTCAGCACCGGCTCAGCTACCCCGGCCGACGCCGCCATCGGTCCCCGCGGCGCCACCGGCACCATCCCATCCAGCCCCTGCTCCGCCCCGGAAGACGGGTCCATGACCAGCGTCCCCGTAAATTGAAACGCCGGCCCCTCCGCATCGAACGTCACATCCGACCCATCCGCCGCTTCCGGCGTCGTCACCGGCTTCTTTGGTTCGCCCCGCACCGCCCGGGCAATCGCCCCCTCCTGCCCCCCGAAGGAAAGATTCAGCGGCTTCGCCTCCGTATTAACCGGCGCCGGCGCCTCCATCTGTAAGTCCGCCAGCAAAGCCGAGGCTGAACGCCGCGGCGCCGGCGTCGGTTCCGGCGCCGCCACCTCGAGGTCCGCCAGCAAGGCCGAGGCCGAGCGCCGCACCGGCGGCAGGTTCTCCTCCGCCATCACCGGCAGAGGCAGTTCGGCATTTTCGTCCAGCACCGCCTGCACATTCGGCTCGATCGCGCCCGGTAGCGGCACCTCCACGGCATTCAGCGGGCTCTGCGCCGGCGCCTCCGGAGCGAGGTCCAGGCTCACGTCACCCGTCGGATCCGGCGACCATGAACCAGTCCGGCCCAGCTCCAGCTGCAGCCGAGCCTCCGCCTCCGGGTCGATTTCCGCCGCCAACGTGGCGAGTAAAGCGCTGGCGCTTCGTTTGCTCACGGATCGAGGCCGAATTGGTTCACCAAAATGTTTTGCGCTTGCTCCAGGGAGATCTGCCCCGCCCGCGCCGCCGCCAAGACGTCCTGCTCCGAGCTGTAAGCCGCCGCCGGAGTCGCCACCGGCACCGGAGCATTCGTCCCCGCCATCGCCGGCCTAGGCGTCGGGCTCGGCGTCGGCGCAGGCGCCGCTTGACCCCCGCCAAACATCCTGGTCAAGAAGTTCGGCGACTCCTGCTCCTCCGCGGCCGGTGCGCCTTCCACCGCCTCCATGAGCTCCGTCAGGCGGCTGGATTTCGGATCCATTTCAAATTGGTTCGTCGTGCCCTCGATCAGCGCCGGCGCATACGTCCCCGTGACCGGGTTGTAGTTATACGCCTTGCCATCCTTGCCCGACACCGGCTTCAAAGGCGGCCGTTTTTCGCTCATCGGCTGTGCCGAATTCGGCGACGACATAAAGTAAGGCGTCACCTCCGCCGACACCGCATTGGTCGCCATGCCCGTCGAAGGGGTGAAGTCGCCGCCGCCGCTCGTATCCTTCAGGTATTGCTTATACATCGCATCATACTGTTGTTTTGTTGCGATCGTGTCGCCCGGCTGAAAGCCCCGCTGCTCCGCCAAGTATTGGATAAATCCGGCGTCCATGATTATTGCCCTGGCATTGTGAAGAAAGCGCCACCGCCGGCGCCCGTCCCGCCGGGTCGGGCACCGAACGACGACGCCTGTTGGTTAAGATAGCTCAGGCTCCCCAGGCGTTGCCCCGGCTGACCCGTCATGAGATCAAAGGATGCGACGCGCTCATCCCGGGGCATGTCCTTGAGCTGCTGGAGGTAGCCGGCATCGAAGCCCAAGTCCTCCCCGTGCTGCTGGAAAAATCCCGTGTAAGCCTTATCCTTCGCATCCGCCGCCTTCCGGTTGGCAAACATGTTGACCAGCGACCCAATGCCACCGCCAGCACCTTCGCCACCGCCACCGCCACCGCCCATTCCGCCCCCGGCCATCGACATCGCCGCGCCAGCCGCGCCGCCGGTGTAAATGCTCGCGGCCAATTTGACCACGTCGACCCCCAAGCCCACGGCCTCCTTAATGCGGTTTGCCTTGCGCAACGCTGCGGCCAGATCGGCCTCAGCTCGCGCTTGGATTGCTTGGGCATCGGAATCGCCCTGACGTTCTAATCCCTGACCAAGAATCTGGCCCGAGATGTCGTTTACTGTTGGATTGTATTGAAACATAGTTATTCTCCTTATGCTGCTATCCCGTTAGCCGCTAATTCCTCGGCAAGCGCCTGCCCGATGACTTTGGGTATAATGGCCAGCCGCTTACCGTCCTTGTGGTTAAATTCCCGCACCGCGTCCGGCAGCACCTTCTGGACATCTTGCGCCATGAAGCCCTTGCGCTTCTTCTTGTCCCCCTTGTAGCGGAACTCATAAGCCGGCAGCCCCAGCACACTCCCAGCCGTGCCCAGCGGCTTGATATCGGTCTTTAGCCGCTCGTCGCTAACAAGCCCGCGCAAAAGCCCTATTGTTTGGTCCCAAAAGCCCGGCTTAGCCGCCCTGGTCGCCGCCGCCGTGATATTGGCCGCGTTTCTTTGCGAATCCGCCGCCATGTTGCCCGTCTTAATCGCCGTCGCATTGTTGATCCACGAATTGGCGTTACTGTCGTTCCGGTTGATGTTGAAGCTGCCGGAGTTGGCAAAGAGATCGAGCATATTGCCGTAGCCTTGGCCGACCGCGTCGAGGCCCATGCCCGAAGACGATTGCCCGAGCTGCAATCCCGCCTGCAACGACCGCTGATACGGGTCTAGATCCGCTATCATCCCGGCGCCGGTTTGCCGCAAGCGCCCCCCGGCGTCGTAGAGCCGCCCGGCGGCCTCGCGGCCGTCCATGCGCATCTGGCCAGCAGAATCCAGTAGCCGCCCACCGATATCCGTGCCAGCCAAGCGCATCCGCCCCGCCGTGTCGTAAAGGTTGCCCGCCAACTCGCGGCCAGCCATGCCGATTCGGCCTGCGGCATCCAGCGTTCGCCCGCCGGCTTCGGCCATCCGCCCCGCCGCATCGCGGCGCCCCATGACGTTTTCTTCGCGGAGCTGGTTTACGTCGGCGGCAAACCCCCTGCGTTCAGTCTCGCGCTGCGTTGCATAGCGATCCCGGTTCAGCAGTTCCGCCCCCAAAGCCGCTTGGCCCGTAGCCATGCCGCGTGCCGCGAATCCCTGCCGGGCCGACTGCGTTGCCTCGCGGAGTTGTTCCGGCGAGAGCGACCGGCCCATCGCCAGTTCTTCTTGTCCTTGCCGGTAAAGTTCGGCCTCGATCTCAGTCGGCCCGCTGGTCGCAAATCCCTGGCGTGCTTGGTTGGCCAGCATCGTGCCCACCCCGCCGATCTGGCCCATGTATCGGTCGCCGATCCGCATGACCTGTTGGCCGAGAGGGTCGATTCGCCCGGCCGCCGCATCCGCCTCAAGGTTGGCCCCCCTAGCCTGCCGCGTTAAGCGGTTGCCGTATTGATCCGCGACTTGCGTGATCTGGTTTCCCTGGCGATTGATGCTTGTGGCGGTCCCGAGAGATTGATTGATCTGCCCCCGCGCATCCCGCGTGTATTGGTTATTGAGCCCGCCGGCGATACGCCGGACCGCGCCGAATTGCTGATCTTCGATTTGCTGCGAGGCCGGGCCGAGAGACCGCAACTGCGCGTCCGTATATTTCTGCCCGCCGCTGGTCGCCCCACGCTGCACCTCGGAAGGGTTGATCCCTGGGCCTTTCTTCGGCTTTTTGCCCAAAAAGCCCGAGCCCTTGGGTCCTTTTGAATTGGGATAGACCCCTGGGCTTTTACCGGTCAGCGCGATAGGCAAGGGTTTTGGTTTCTTTTTCGATGGCATATTAGTTCTCCTCTGTTGTGTCTAAAATTTCCCGCGTCAGGGAGCCGTAGGCCCAATGAGCCCATGGGCGATTAGGTCGTCAATCAGCGCATGGACCCGCTCGGCTAATTGCGGCAGAGTCACCGACGCCGTTGCAAAGGTTGTGCGCGTAGCTGTGCCCGTGGACGCCGCCCACCCAGCCACGCGAGCCCCGACCACCTGATCGCCAGCCACGCGATAATGGCTGGCCGAGTTGATCACGCCGTTTACGTCCAGCCGGTATTGTGGGTCGGTCGTGGCGACCCCAACGCGCCCGGACGAGTCGATCCGCATGGCTTCCGTCCCGCCTTCGCAAAATGCCAAAGTGTTTGCCGCGGGCCGGAAAATTCCTGTGTCTCCGTCGCCGGAGAAAGTCACGGATGCCTCGGCGGCGCTGCCGGTGCCTGCCACCAGCCTATCGGCAGTCACGTTGCCGGTCGTCACCACGGCAAGCGCACCAAAGTTAGGGTTGATCTTGGTGCCGGCAATGGCAGCGCTTGCATTCACATCCGCGTCGACGATTACGCCCGCCGTGATCACTGCGGAGATTGTAATATTTGCCGATCCGTTAAACGACTGTGCGGTGGCGGTAATATCGCCACTGATGCCTATTGTGCGTGCCGTAGCCAGCGTGGTTGCGGTGGCGGCGTTACCCGTCAGCTGCGTAGCCACTATCCCCCCTGAGTTGATCCGCAATTTCTCTGTGCCGTTCACGGAGAAGGCGACAACGTCTACCCCTGGGTGCCACATGCCCGTATCGCCATCGCCGGTGAAGACAATTCCTGGGGCCGCCTCGGTGCCGGCCCCTGCTATTAGCCTATTGCCAGAAAAGTTGCCGCCCGTTTCCACCCCTCCCGCATCAATCCGCATTTTTTCGACGCCGTTTGTGGCAAACGCTATGCTCCCTCCGGCGGGGCGAAACATGCCCGTGTGGCCGTCACCCGTGAAAGTCACCGAAGGCGTCCCAACGCCGCCCACACCGGCCACTAACCGCGAGGCAGTCACATTTTGCGCGCCGAAGTCGGGGTCAATCTTTGTGCCGAGAATCGCTGCACCAGACGAAATATCCGCGTCGACGATATTCGTTGCCGTCCTCGCGGCGTTGAGCTTGGTCGGGGTCAGCGTGTCGCCGCTGGTGAAAGTGTGTCCGTAGGTTGCCATAGTGTTTCTCCTTTTATGATTGGTCGCGTGTCAAGGTGGCGGGCAGGGATTTTGGTGATGCCTCCAGCGCCGCCGAGCGGATCTCGGGGCGGCCGCCGCTGGTTTCGTAAATGAGTTCCGCCGCATGCGCCTTGAAGCGCACCGGCGCCTTCAAGTGGTAGTCTTCCTCCGAGCCAGTGTCGTTGGTGATCGTGCCGATCTGCTCGTCCTCCCGGTCGGGGTCGATGATGTTGACCTTCGTGGTCACCGTGGCGCCATTGGGGATGACCACATTGGTCACACTGCGCAGGAACCGCTTGCTCGACATCTCTTTGAAATTGTAGCGCCGCGTCTTGATCCGGCCGATGATCGGCTGGCTGTCGTTGACCGCGTCGGCCGCCGCTTCGTCCGTGCCATCGGTCACTTCTTCCAGCAGATACAGGTTGCCGCTCCGGGGGATGCTGAAGACACGGCGCTTGTTTTGGTAGGTCGCCACAAGGATCTGGTTCACCGCCGCGCTGGCCGGGTAGGTGTCCCGGTATTCCCACTGGTTGTTGAGCGAGTTCCAGCAGACCACCAGCTCGTTGCCGTCCAGCGGGTCGGAGCTGGTCGGCAGGGCAATCAAGTAACGGTTGTCGTGCCAGATGCCGAAGGCGCTCTTTTCCACCCGGCCCTGATTGACCGTGGCAAAGAGGTCGGCGATGGGCTCGGAGAGCGGCAGGGTGTCGCCGCGCAGCTTGAGGTCGAGGCGACTGTCCAGGCGGTAGATGCCAGCATCCGAGAGGAACCAGACAAACTGCCCCGCCGTCACGATGCTGTTACGCGCCGAGCAGCCGATCTCATTGGTCAGCTGCGTCACGCTGGATATGGCCGTATCGACGGCAAAGCTGCCGCCGTCTGTGCTGGCAAATTGGCCGATGGTTGCCAGCCAAATGCTCTTGCGACAAAAGACCAGCACTTGACCCTCGACCCACGGATGGATCGCCACGATGCGGTCGTTGCCGCCGGCGCCCACGCGGAACGAGTTCCAGAACGGATCGTAGAGGTCGGAATCCAGCACATCCGAGATCGCCACGGTGTCCCGGCTCCGGGCGAAGAAAAGGCGGTTGTTGATGTAGCTGGCAAAGCCCGTGCTCGGCATCTTCGTATAGCTCACGCCCTCGGCCGGCACACCCGCCGACGCCCGCTGGAATTGTCCGCTGCCGCCGTCCCAAAAGATCGGCGGTTTCACCCGGCGGACCCTTATCCCGGCCGCCGCATGCGTAGCCGTGCCGCTGGGCACCTCAATCGTGAAGTGCGTGTTATTGGCGCCCGGAGCGGCGTCCACAATTCGGAACTCATGTCCGCTGAAAGCGGCCGTGGTTGATCCCTCGATCCGCACCGTGGCGCCCGCCGGATACCCGTGGGCCGCAGCAAAGCTCACTGTGGCCGTTGTCGAGCTAACGCTGATGCCGTCAGCGTCCGTCAGCTTCGTGCCCCAGCCCGTCACCGCCTGGCTCGCCTCGCGCAAGATATACAGCCGGTCAAAAGCCTGCACCACAGACACCGTATCGGTGCTCTCGATGGTCTCATTCGGCGAGGTCGGGTAAGTCTTAGTCACCGGCGACAGCCCATCACGCCAGAGGAAGCAGGTATCGGCGCCGGCCAGGGCGATGTATTCGTTGGCGTTATCGTAGTTTTGCGAGGCAAACACGCCCGCCGCATAGAGCCCGCCGGAGTAATCGTCGCGCACTTCGGGCCCGTTGTTGGCGATGATCGTGCCGGTCGCCGGGGTCGCCGGGCTGCCCACCACCGTATAGGTAAAGGTGTTGGCATCCGTCACCGTAATCAGAAAATCGCCGTTGTATTCGGCTTGGTCAGCTCCGCGGATGTTAATTTGCGCACCGTCAGCAAATCCGTGAGCAGTCAAAACAACGGTCGCCGTTGGGGATGACCATGTAAGATTGCCAGCCGCGATCGTCTTATCCACCCCCAGCGCCACGTCCAAAGTCAACGGCGCCCCCGTCGTGCCCACCGTATCAGTCAACCGCTGGCTCCCCTTGCGCGTCTGAGCCACGCCCCGGTCGAGCCGCATGTTCACGCTCTCCTGCAACATCCCCGCCGGCAAGGTCGTTGGATTAAGGCGCGAAGCGAAACCAAGGAAACCTTGGTCGCCGTCACGGATCACGTTGTCGCTGAGTGCCATTAGGAAAGTGCTGCCTTTAGTTTGCTGCGAAATCTGTCTGCATCAGCCGCTGAGATGTCGGTTTTGCGACCAGGGCTGACCTGCTGGTGGGTCACCACCATGCTCATCGGGATGCCCCACTTGCGCATCCTTGGGACGAGATACTCGATGGCGCTGGCCATGGCATCGTCGCCCAAGGGGTAGTCATAGGTGTTGCCCTCCCAGGCCACGCCGAGGGACCAACTATTAAGGTCAGGGCGCCCCATCCAGTTGCTACGGCCGGCGTGCCAGGCGCGCTCCGTATCGTTGCAGAACACGGTTCGGCGGCCGTCGCGGGCGATGAGGACGTGGTAGGACACTTTACTGGCGGGGTTGGCGAGCCACTCGCAGCCCCCTCGGTAGCTGCCGTCGCTGTGGTGTAGGACCACCGCCTCCGGCTTGATCCGGGCAGACTGCTTGTTCGGCGTGTAGACTTTCCGCTCGTCGTAGCTCATCAACGGCGGCTCGACGGTGAAGTTCGTTGTGGATACGGATGCAGAGTTCGGCGAGGCCGGCGCTTGGGAAGCGTCGGACTTGCTGCCAAAGAGTCTCAGTAGCCAGTTCCACATTGTTATCGGCGCACGTTAAATCCCACGCGGTTGCCGCCCTGCTCGGCCGCGAT